GACGCACGCCACGGTTGCCGGTGTACGCATAGCTGCTGCCGCTCGTGCCGCCCGTGCCGACAACGCGCACGTTGTAGGCGTCGGAGGCGTCCGGGGTTCTCAGCCACCAGTACCACGCACTCGTTGCCGAGAGGCTTGAGCTTGTGTAAGTGGACTTTGCCACAGCCTCCGCTGTCGGGTATGCGATACGGCTTGCATTATCGGTAAAAATTGCATAGAGACTTCCTTCCTCGATGCTGTTCTCGTTGCTGTGCACGACCTACGTATTGGACAGCAGGAACACTTTGCTGCTCACATCCTCATAACCGCCGCCGTCCGTGACCGTGTTCTTTGCCGTCCGCTTCGTGACGGTCAGGAGCGCCGCCTTCATCTGCTCCGAGAATCCGTTCAGGAATCCTGCTTCATCCGAATACGGATTATAGCTTACATAGCTCGTTGAGGATGGTGCCTGGTCTGCGCTGTGCTGTGCGCTGTACCACTTCCCCGCCTCCGCGTCGCTGTTGAGCCACTGCAGAAGGTTTGAATAGAGGTAGCGGTTGTTTCCGTAGGACTGCCGGCTGCTGTTGCTGTTGTTCGGTTCTTTTGCATCGAATGCCTTGATGCTGATGATCTTGTCCGCGATGACCGCCGTCGAGCCGTCCGGGTCTCCCGTGTGCCCGTGTTCCATGACCCTCCACACGATGGGTGCGCCGTAGTAGGTCGCCCCCGTGTCCTTGATGAGCGATCCTGCCGCGAGGTCACTTAGTTTTTTTGCCATTCCTGTCTCTCCTTTTCTTGTACTCTCTGTATTTCTGTTCCTTCTTCATTTTCCGGTATTCCTTCTGTTCCGCCTCGTTTAAGTAGTCCTTGAATGCCGTGTGGAAGTAGTACTCCATGTCCCGTATGAGGTAGTAGGAGTTTCCGCGGGCGGCGTGCGCCCTTCTGCTTTGAAAGGACGTTCTTGCCGCCTCGTAGGTCATTTCTCCCGCCTTCACCTTTTTGTAGTGTTTCCGTATCTTTTCCCGCCAGCGGCTTTTGGATTTTGCCTTGATCCGCATGATGACTTTTCCGCTGTCCGTGACAAAGAACCGGAATCCGAGGTATTCAATCCCCGTTTTCATCGGCACGATTTTCGTCTTGTCTGGGTGGAGCGTAAGCCCCAGTTCCTCCGTCATTGCCCGTATCTCTTCAAGGCAGCGCTTTAGGTACTCCTTATCGTGGTGGATGAGGTAGAAATCGTCCATGTACCTCCCGTAGCCGCGGATGTGCAGGCGCTCCTTGATGTAGTGGTCCATCGGGCTTGCGATCATCAGCGCGTCGTTCTGGCTGAGCTGGTTGCCGAGCGGCACGCCGACCCCGCCCGGAATGCTTGCGTGGATGTCGCGTATGAGTTTAAGCAGCCGTTCGTCCTTGAAGTACTTTTCGTACATCCCGTCCACAACGTCGTGCCTTATGCTGTCAAAATACCCCTTGAAATCCCCGACAAGGATATATCCGTCCGCGCCGTTTCTCGCTACCTCTTCCCGCAGGTGCCGCCGGAGAAGCGCAAGGGAAAAGTCCGTCCCTTTTCCTCTCTGGCTTGCCGCATTCTCGTAGCAGAATGTCGACTGCACCGCGGGGAGCAGGATGTTGTCGTTCAGGTTCTTCTGTGCGACACGGTCCTGATACTTCGTGCTCTTGATTTCCCTCTTCTTTCCGCGCTCGTTCACGTAGAACGTGTGGTAGCCGCTGATGTGGTACTTTCCTGTCTCTAAGAGGCCTTTTAAGTAGAGTGTACATTCCGGCGCACGCAGGTCGTAGCTTGCGACGCTGTCCTTCCACATCTTGCCCTTCCTGCAGCTCCTGTGTGCCTCGTAGAGGTTTTTGTAATCCGTGACGATGCCATAATCGTCTAACTTACTGATGTCCCGTCCTGATGCCATTTCCGCTCCTTGTGGAGTAGTCCTGCCGCACGCATATGTGCGCGTGCCTCATATCTCGCATGGGAGGTATGTGGTGTCGGCAGTCGTTTATTCGACCTTGTCGGTCTGGGATACGCACTCCTTTGCCGCCGGTGCACGGTGTTCGGCTTCCGCTTACTGAGTCAGGCCATCCGGCAGATCGGGACGCACGCCATTGTTGCCGTTGTACGCATTGTTGTTGTTGCTCGTGCCGTCCGTGTTGACATTGCGCACGTTGTTGGCGTTGGAGGCGTTCGGGGTGTAGCGCGTACCCCAATGTGTTTAATTTTCCGCGAACGTCTTCCCGAGCGTTCCCAGCTCTTTCTTGTACCACGCGGCGGTCATATACCTTACTTCTACGACCAGCTTCGTCCAGTATGCGACCTTGTCCGCCGGCAGGTGGAACAGTTCCTTCGAGATGTCGATCATCGCGACCATCGTCCTGCAGCACGCCATCGCTCGCCGCTGGTTCCGCTTCCGTTCCTCGTAATCCCGCGCGTCCCTTGGATAGATCTCGTTCGCCTCGTAGAGGAGCGTAAATATTTCAAACGCCTTGTTCACGATCCTGTCCGTGATGGTCAGCCGGTACCGTTTCGGGAAATGCTCCGTGTTGTTCGTGACAGTCACCGTGTGCACCGCCATCTTCTTCGCTTTCGTGATGACGTCGAGTTCCCCCTCTTTCCTGTCGTTCGGTTTCACCATCTACGCCCACAGCCTCTTGTTCTCGCTGTCGTAGTAGCCCGTCTGCACGCTCACATCGTCCGTCGTGTCGAATAGCTCAATTGCCACATTATCGGAGCTTATGACATCCGCATCCATGAGCGTCTGCACCGCCATCGTAAGCTCCAGCACATCCGCATGCGTTCCTATAAGGTCGCCATCCATCGTCCCGATAATCTTGAGTGCTTCCTGGATCTGCTCGGTCGTCTGCTGGTTTAAAGCGTCGAGGTCGATGCTGTCAATCTGCTCCTGCAGAGCCTCCACCTGCTCGATGGTCGGCGTAGCGGCAGGATTCACTTCCACGCTCACCTGGCTTGACCTGTCCACCCGGATGTTGATGCGGTATGAGATTCCGCTTACCGTCTTGCCGCCGTATTCCGGCATATAGTCCGGTGTGCTGTCCGTCGCGACGGCGTACAGTATTTCGTTCCCTTCAGATTCCTCCGCCCATATGCCGACCGTCCGGACATAATACCCTTCCGTGACATCCTTGTTTTCGAACGCGGCAAGCACCTCGACCTTTGAGCCGTCCGTGCGCACCACGTTCGATACAAGTGTGCTCTGGCGTACATCCTCAATGTCTGTCAGCTTTTCCGTCTGAACCCCAGAATAATCGCGGGGCGATATTCCTACCTTCGTGAAGGTCGCCGTGGATGTCCCTGCGACCATCTTCGCGATAAGTTCCTCCCCCGCATCCGTAATTACCAAATCATTCAATTCTTTTGCCTCCTTTTATCCGATAGCCCTCTTCCTTGTCACGACCGTAACCGTGCTTCCAAAGACAGAACTCTCCAGCGTGTGCTCCAGCGTGTTCGTTCCATACACCACGATGTTGCAGGGGAGCATCGCTTCGAGCATCGTTTCCAGTTCCCCGATTTCACCGTAAAGGGAAAGTTCCGTGCTGACGTACAGGCAGTAATCTTCAAGGTCGAGCCGGAATTTTCCGCTCCCGCACAGTGAAGTCATCTTTGTAATCAGCATCTTCCACGAGTACGGAAGTGATGTGAACCACCTCGACTGTACCCGTGCCCTCCGGCTTTCCAGCGTATCCTCTGCGTCCGGGGTGATTCCGAGGAAACTCTCAAACCGTGAGATTCCATATTCGTCTGCCGTCGCGATAAATTCGTTGGACAGTACCCGGTCTGCGGCATTCCACGCCATGGAAAATTCCCGGTCTTCTGCCTTAAGTGTGTTCTTCAGTTCCTTATATTCCGCCATGAACGGAGGGAGGTAGGAGACAAGGTCCGTATCTCTTGTCATTCACTCACACCTCCCAGCACAGGCACGTCATATTCGCCCAGCGTAAGATTGCCGCCCTGTCCGTTGAGCTTCGTTCCGTCGATATCAATGATTCCTTCGATGGATAACAGCCTTGTGTCGATCTGGCTGACACGTACGGTCAGATACTCGGAATCCGCCCACTCTTTCCGCAGGCTTAAAAGATAATCAGACACCGCCTGATTGATGGAATCCTGCAGGCCGTCCCAGCCGTAGCCGGTATCAAATGTGATGTCCGCGGTCACATCCACGCTGACCGGGTTTGCACTTTTTACCGTGACCACGTGCCCGATCGGAGCAATCCCGTAACCCTCGCCCGCGCTTTCGTCCGGGTCGATGGTGTTCTGCACCGTCTCAACCAGTGTGTCGCTTGCCGGTCCGTATTCGGAGTTTAGGATGGTAAGGAGTACCGTGCCGCCGGTGGTCAGTTTCTTGTCTGCCGCTGCCGTGTAAATGGTCGAAAGCCATTTCTTCACATCCTCATCCAGCGAACCGGCTGTTTTTTCATACCATTCCTGCACAGCTTCGCCCGGTATCATATCCGCCGGTCGGATGTCCGAGTTCCATACCCGCGTCACTTTTGTGCTTCCGACACCGTTAATTGCATTTGTCTTTTCGAGGTAATCGTGTATATTCCCGCCGAACGCCTTTTCCTCAAACGATGCAAAATAACGTTCGCGCAGGTCTTCCACATCCTCTTCGTCCTCACCTGGAATCAGCACCTCCGTAAGTTCGGCCGTTTCGAGACCGTCAATGTACTCAATCGGTGTCACTGTTCCGAGGTACTGGTTGCCGACGGTCCCGGCATCCTCGCATTCCACCTTGTATTCACCGGCTGCAATCTTTTCCGTGACCGTGTAATTGACATCACCGATATTGAACCGCTGTCCGGACACGTCGATGTCCGCCGGAGTGAACACGCCCTTTAGCACCGCGTTAGTCGCTTCATACGGAGTGATGCCGCGTTCTGCGCACCGCAATACAAGGTAATCCCTCGATGCCGTGTCCCCGTATGCTTCCGTCAGGATGTTGTCCAGCTCGATGTATAAAAGCTGCAGCTCGATAGCCGCGGGGGAAAGTGCGTCGTAAATGACAGAACCCTCGCGCTTGTCCAGCTTGTCCGATATGGAATCAAGCATCCGCTCCAGCATCACGTCATAGGTTGTTTCTTCGTACATTAAAAATTCACCTCTCTTTCCGCTTCCACGTCACCGAAAATCGTATGGACCGTAAATGCCGCGTGTACCACGCCCTTTTGGGATGTGTCAAACTCAAAATCCGTCACATCCTCGATGCGGTCATCCATGAGCAGTGCTTCCGAAATCCGCCGCTCCAGTTCCGGGCAGACGTAGGAAATCGGTTCGCCGTAAAGGTCCATCGTCTCGATTCCGTAATCCCAACTGTACATGATGTACTGATAGCGTTCCGTGAGCAGAATCTTTTGGATTGCCTGTTTCATTGCCTCCAGCTCATCCGTGGTTCCCCTGATTGCATCCCCGTCAAGGTTCATCTTGTAGGTGTAGGTTGGTTGGGTTTCCACCTCAATCCCCTCTTCGAAGAAT